GTCGCAGTAGAGGTTTAGTTCTATCTGGCTCTTTCGAGAGTCCGCTTACAGCTAGTCGCTTACGCAACTTACCACCAATGTTAACAACCTATAAGAGAAAAAGAAATTCTACCCACATCACGTGGCTACACAATCAAGTGTAGGTCAGGTCGTGCGTTTCAGATCGTTTGCTATAGTGTGCTTGAGCATAACAAAACTCAAGGGCTTTTAGGGCGTATCTGAAGGGGGCTTCCTGTGGAAGATTTCTTGATAATAATAACAGTTTCGATTTATGATTTATAATTAATTATAAAGCTTGGATTGATACTGAACCAGTGTGAGTAGCTGCTACAAGTAAACTACCTCCGACATTTGTCGAGTGTAGGATCTTTACTTCTAGCATGCTATCAACTTCTGATTTAAAGTAACCAAATATACTAATAGTATTGGTTGCACTTTGTGATGGATCTAGATTTCTAGGTCTCCAAGATTGAGTATAGATGGTTTGATTACCATCTTGAAACAATCTTAGGTGAACCCCGTCATCGAATCCAGGATCAACAATCGTGAAGTTAAAGTTCGCCATGATTAGATATCTTCCGCAAGGAAGAAATATCTGTCCAGCCTGGTTCTCCAAACGGAGTCCATTGACGGCAGATACATCCATATCAAGGAGTTCATAAACATTTTGATTGAAATTTTGTGCACTATTAGAATAGAATAATGAAAAATTAGTAGGTTCCGAGACCTTTGCGTTAGTTTGTTGAGAAAAGAACTCAACATCATAACTAACCCAGAGTTGTCCAATGTCATTGGAGTATAAACCACCGTATGTTGCTATAGTAATACTACATGCATCATACAATTGTAAATCTCCGCCGACAGGACCACATCTAACTTTTTTATGTTGTACTCCGTCAAACATTCTCTTTTTAAGAGGATGAATTTCGACAGTGTCATATACTGGGCCGTTACTGTAGGTTTCAAAAGTAGATAAATCTGCTAATGATTCCGGACTACTATCCGAAGGATCGTAGTCAACAGCTAAGTATATTTGACCGGGAGTTGTGGTTACAGCTTGAACAGGGACATAAGTAAAACTTAACTTATGGAAGACGTATTTATCATAATTATTTGATATTTTCCTCAACCATTGGAATAATGGCAATCCTGGATTAACTCTTAATTGAGTTGTCTCGTATTGTCCACTATTTTGAAGTTCTAAAACTTGTTGTTGTCCAGAAACTCGTTGACCTCTACTTGTATTGGTCACCTTGTTTCGTTTGTTCTTAACTTTATAACTATTTGCAATTGGCATCTTTTTAGATGTTAATTGTAGATTGTTGTTATTGTTACTGTTATTATTATTAGAATTTTTGTTTCTTTTATTTTTTGCCATTTAGTATGGGATCCACCTCTGGCTAGAGGCCGACTGTACATCATAACACCTACTCTAACTATAACTTAATATAATTAGTTGGAATTGGTAGTATACCCGTGCAGTCTGTCGACATTCCGGAATCGGATCAGTTAAGATTAAAAGCTAGGCCGACTTAACAGGAGATTTAAAGAATAAAGTGCGAAAACAAATTTGTACTACATTGTTTAAATATGGATAAAATTATCTTTATTCAGACTCCTACCTAGCTACTAGATGATATTTTTCAATCACTAGTAAACTGTCATGATCTAATTACCTTAGTACGGAAGTATTAAGTTGAATAGATTCAGACTTGAATATTCAACACCGTTTTGGGTATTTAAGTTATGACCCCATGAGAAGTTTAAGGACTTACTCAGGTCCCGATCTTTCGATCGATTTAGAAACAAAAATTTTCTCTATCAAAGATTGATTGACGGACCGGTTTATAACCTCTGACTTCTTCCTTGGAATATAAGGTATGACAATTCTTAAAATGTTTAGGATTTAAAACCCTAAAGATATTACAATTGTCTTTTTTACCTTTTAGATACTGCGTCGCCAATAGACAACGAGAAAGATAGTCGTTATTAACTATATCTGGATCCATTCCTTTACGGATTGGTCCTTCAATAGGTAATACTTGTCCAGTTTTGAAGTCATAATCAACTAATGATTTTAGTTGAGGTCTGATCTTCGAAAACTGTTCGACTGCTCTTTCAACAGCACGATATGAACATCCGATCTTTTCTTTTAAGAATAGATCTTCAGGATGATCAATCAAATATGTTGCTAACTGCCTTTGAACCCGAGTAACTTTAAGTTTCTCAGATTTAAAATCCGTTAGGCCTAAACCTCCTACCTCTTTAGGTAAGAAATAATTAGGTCTAAAGCCTTTGACACTTTTACACTTCTTTGTAAGTTGTGCAAATAAGTCAGAGTAACTTTTCAACATAATTCTACGTTGTTTTTTCCAAAGAAACTCATCAAGATTTCTGATTTTATTCAAGAAATCGTCAATATCAGACATTGTGGTTAGCATTCTAACCGGTTCTGATTTGACTTGATGAGCTTTCGCCAAAGCGAGATGATAATAAGGAACTGTCCTGCCAGTAGGCATATGAGTTAAGACTGAATTAATCAATGAAAATGATTTATTCACATAAGTCTTTGGCTCATTAACTACTAACCCAACTTTTCCTGCATACCGTCTCCAGTCTGCGTACCTGAAATGATTTCCTCGAAACAAGATATCATCACCATTTATTAAAAATGGCCTTGATTCAAGTTCCTTGTATAATTGATCTATAGTATAATCTCGAAACAGATCACTCTCTTCTGAGATGTGAAAAGTTCTAAGATAAGTACTTAGATTAATTATACATAATATTGGAAAACTCACAGGATGACCCATTAATTGGCCATTCTGTTGTTGTATTCTAGTATTATCAGGATAGAGAATTTCATTATCTCTAAATGAGGCGAGTAGGCGTTCGTGTAAGAGTGTGTCAGTCATGTTGATATTTTTCATGATTCTGTCCACAACTCTTAGAGTGACATCTAAGTGCATATTATCAGTTGCACTAGAATAATCTCCTGAGACATAGTTACCGTCTCCACGTCCTACTCTTTGAACTATATGATCGTTCAAATCAGGTACAAAGGTTCCCCATGGACATTTACTCCATTGCTCGAGAAGAAATTTTTGAATTCCTCTCAAACCAGAGTAAAGCCATGATTCACCCACCGTTATAATCCGGAACTTTCCGGGTTCAGGTAGAGCTTGATATCTTGCTTCAATTTTCCTTGAGAGGGATTCTCTTAAGTACATTTCTTCCAATTGTTTATCAATTGGATTAATTTGTCCTATAGAAATCTCGAAATCTGGTGAACATAAACCATGATTTCCACCTCTGTTGCAAGGAGCATTGATTCCAGCATGATAGGTTGGACACAGATTCGGTACTTCGTACTTAGAATCTGGTCGGACGACCAAATCAACCGCTCTATCAATCCACCGAAGAGTAGCTTCATCTGTATGTTGAGGCTCCGAAAGGAGTCTCTTATGTTTGTGCATAGCTTGTTTCTCAAGATTCGCCGGGAGTTCTTCCCAGCAGCGCTTGGATTCATAAATGCTACGTACAATAAACATATGGTAAAAGTTATTATTATTTGCTCTTGCACAAATTCTTCTTAGAATTCTAGTAATGAGCCCTTTACCACCAAATACAGACAAAGTTCCTTCTGTATCTTTACCCATTCCCAACGCATGAATATAAGTGAAGTCACTCTTAAGAGTGACTTCTAACATATCTTCATGAGCAAGTTCAAGGCAATGACACACAATCTTTTCAAAAGATTTTCTTACTTTTGCGCTTTTCTCGTAGGATTCAAAAATTCCATATTTTAAACAATAGGAATTGAATAAATCTCTAAGAGGATCTAAAGCAGTAAGACACCTATTACTAGGTGCGCAATCATGTAACGTGC